CCATACCATCCATCTCGCGCCATCTGATATAAAATCACACATATCACCGGGCGATGCCGCAGCTGTAAAAACAACGAAATCGTCGTTTGCAACCAAGAAATCACCAGCAGCACCATCAACCTCGTGAATTTGTCCTATGTTGGCGAGATTAGACCCGCTCCCCATATCAACATTCACGATTTGATTCATGCTACCATCGGTTGCAGCTGCATCTTCTGTACAAATCACTTTACAATTCCAACCCGCTAACGATACATCCGGTAGAGTAATTGTTGTTGTTGCTGTAGGATTGCATAAAAGGATGGAGCCGCTATCTGCATCAACTAAAGTTATATCTGCTACAACTTTTTTGATTTTGATTTTTACGTCACTAACACCACTATTTTGTTCTAAATAAGCACTTCTCATTGTTCATTACCCCCTATTAAGCGTATGATTCAAAGTTTAGTAGAGCATGAGCTTCAGGAAGAGACACTTCAAGGCCTGATTCTGTAAGAATCATATCTTTCCGTAAGTCTTCGTCAGCTGCCTGAACATTTGTCTGAATGCTTGTATCTCTGTTTACACCATTTCCAACAAGTGGACGGTAAGCCACATTATCAAGGTCTACAAGACACATGAATGGAGCGGCGTTGCCCCTAAACAATGGTTCCTTAACCAAGGTTAAGTCTCCATGAATAGTGTTAAGCTTCATCACTTTATGTCCATACGAACCATCTTCTTGAGCCATCAAAGGATGACTGACGTGATAGGCAGAGGACAAGAAAGTATTAGAAGAACCTAACTTGTTGAAATAGGATATTACAGGAAGTGAACATAGAGCAAGTTTTGAAGAGCCTCCTCCACGAGCGGGGTCAAATATAACCTCAAGGTCTTTTAGTAACACATCATACGTAGATTCACTATCAACACGTGTGGAAAAATAGCCCTTGTCTTCTGCATAAGACATTTGCGTAGTTCCCCCCACAACCTGTGACTGTGAGTTTTTAATGATGTGTCCAACAATACCATCGGTGTAATTGATTCCACCAACAGAGCAACTCATGCCAAAAAGCATGGCTCTTTCAATGTCCACTTTATGTTCGCGAAGCTTCAGGTTCCAGATTCTATCCCATTCACTTGAATAACCACGATAATGCGTGGCCCTTGCGGTATTAGTCAGTTCACATGCAGTTTTAAAAATCTGCGTGTAAGCTGAACCATTATCAAGTTCACGAGACCAAGAATCGGGAGAACCAGAACCTTCTTCGAATGCACTTCCGATAACTGTACATTTGTCACCATCTACACCGCCAGTAGTACTGCCGGATGCAGCGTCAATTGTACGACCAGTAAAGGTGGTTTCTGTACCTGTATCTACTGGAGCACTTTCAATTCTTACAACTGCCCATTCGGGCTCATTTGTAGAACCGTTAGTTTCTCCTACAGTAAAAACCATACCCTTGATAAGCCAATCAACAGATGCACCAGAACCGTCATCAACGGTATACGTAAGATTACTGCCCTGCGCTGGAACAGTATGAGTAGCATCAAGAGCAAAGCTCCTGTCTGTCATCTGAATCTTATTTCGGTCTTTTAACCATCGGAATTGCGGGTCATCCGTTGGAACTTTTGCAACCTTGGACAGGTAGACAAAGAACGGAGACTCTTCAGGTGCTAAATCAGCGATTCTATCACTGAAATTATATAACCTTCTAGAGTGAACCGTGCTGTCAATCGCTGCACCGGGGTCACCAAATTTCAACGGGCCGGGGTTATTATATGTTGCCATATTTTATACCCTCCCTTTTTTAATTAAAGTACACTATTTCGGCTCCCAGCCGCAACTACTCGGTCCCACACCTTTTTATCTTCGGTTTTAGGAGAACTTGTTGGCCCTCCCTGTAGAACACCAGCCGTGCGCGGCTGCTCTTTTGCGGATTGAACCGCTTGAGCCGTATCGGAAACGTTACCAGATTTGTTAACGTCTCGATATAATTTAACCAGATTCGATAAACCAACCTGTTCTTTGGGCTGTGTAACAAACTGCATAAACCTTTGAACGTCTCCATCTGTAAATTTATACGTATTACGAAGCTCATTAACTGTATTGTTGTATGTTATCTCTTCGGTCATCTGTCTTTTCTGCTCACCCAAAGCTGAATCCACTATCCCTTTCACATTTTGCATTTCTTGAGTCATGCGAAACCTGTAAGATGGTGATTCAGGATTGTAATAAGCTTCCCAAGGGTTAAAGTCCTGTTCGCTTAACGCGTTTTGACTATTTGGTTGAGCTGGCTGTTGAGGATTTGACAATCCATCTTGCAGTGTTTGTACGAGGTCTGGTCTTGATTCCAATAAATCACCCAGAGGTTCAAGGCGTTGAAGCTTTGAATTATCTGATTGTGATTTATCATACATGGACTGGAACTTTTTAGCTTCCAGTTCCCAATCTGTTACCGGAACCGTTTCGCTAATAACTTCCTGTTCGGGTGCTGAAAAATCAACAGATTCTCCAGAAACCGGTTCTTCAGTTATCGGACCTTCCCGTACTACTTCCCGCACGATATCCATATCGGTTACCTCAATATCGCCAGTGTCTTGTGTTGCCTGTGTCTGTGTTACGTCCATTTTATCTGTCCCTTCAGATGTCTCTTAAGCTTCTGGAGTTGAACTAGCTTCTTTTGATACATTTGCTAATTTCTCCGCTTCGAGCTTCACCTTATTTTGTAGATTATTTAGTTGAACTCTCCTGTCAGATTTGGCGTCTGATGCAATATCTGCGAGTCGAGATTTAAATTTCTCAACCTCAACCCGTTTTCTATCATGCACAGACTCCCTCTGGGCTGTCTGGAGGTCTCCCTCCAAATTCTTAATTTGTTCCTGCATCGCCTGAACCTGCTGCATTAACTGCTGCCTCTCCTCTGTGCGACGCAAGATACCTTCTTTATCAAATATTTCTGGATTCTTTTTCAATACTTCCACCTTGTCTACAATACCCATCTGGTAAGCTTCCATATATACCCCGAGTTCCGCCCATTTATTAGTGGGCAATGTAGAACCGGGTTCTATGCGTAAATCATGCTGACCGAGATTGTGACGTTCTTTTTTAATATCAAGGATGGCGCCAATCTTATCATCATAGTAGTTTGCCATAACTTCTGTAATATCGTTATTAGCCTGCACCAGCCTGAATATTTTCTTATATGTATAATGTCCTTTAGAAAGATTGTATATAACTTTACCAAGCCTGTTAATACTAAATTCAATATCGCGCAGTTTAGACTTGGGGCGTTCTGTTCCAAGCGCAATCATGCGTTCCGTACCTTTTACTGTTTCCGGCGCCTTTTCAGCAAACCCGTGCATCATTTCAGGTAAACCAAAAGTAAAGTCAATATAAAACTCACACTGCTGTATTAGTTTATAAAATTCACCTGCTAACGGCTGGGGTGCTGGAAAATGCGGCTCACCCTGCGAACTGTCAACCTCTATAACGGCATTTGGGTTAGCCCAATCCCGTTCCAGTTGACCAACATCTTCAACACTGCCGAGGGGAACCAGTAGCTTTAGTCCCGCTGACGCCTGCGCGTGTGATAGTGCCAGTGACCATAACTTGTTTAATAAACGCTGCATGGGGCGGGCTCTGGAAACGTCTGACTTGGGATATGGTGTCTCTGTCCATATGTTAGGCATTGGGATAATTGGATAATGCTCTGTATTTAAGATTGATTCATAAAGCACTATCTGACCAATAGATGCACAAACCTTTATACGTGACTGTTCTATTGGTATAACTTCATATTGTCCTGCCTCGACACGCTGTTGGTTGTCCTCAATAAAACCAATATATTCCTCCTCGCTTAATATAACCTCTTCACCACTTTGCATATCCAATACACGATAAAACTTTACCCTTATCTTAAAAAATCTTTCCAAAACCTGATACTTCTGTCTCTCGAAATAATCTGAACTGTCAACTTCAGCAGGTGTGAATACCTTACGCATGTTCTTATTCTGCGAACTTGGATAATCCTCATCTATATAAGTATCCAAATCCTGAATAAGTCCATCCTCTTCCTCGCCGCTCTCCTCATTCTCATGGGAACCAAGTTCTGGATACAAGCTTACCACCTGTTCACCAGTCAATATTGTAGACAGTATCACGCCTTCAGCGTCATCATACCAGCGGTTACGTGTAGCTGGCGGCACATAAACTCTGAAAGGATTTACACAATTAAATTTTACATCACCTCTGCCAAAATCTGATTCCGGGTCAATATAAACATACAAATAACCCATACCTGTCGTAGCATAGTCATGGATAGCCTGTTTTAACTGGGCATCTCCACTTGAGTTTTCCCATACATAGCTAACAATATCCCGCCATAATGAAGCAGCTTTTACATCTGAATCCTCTCTAGGGGTAATTGTAAATGCCGGGGGACGAGACGTTAAAACAGCTTTAAACTTTTCAATTGCCGGGCCAATCCTGTCCATAGGCACATCAGCCTGATTTCTGGAGCGTAAGTCATCTATCTCATCAGAACTAAAATGATTTCCAAGAAAGAAATCAATATCATAACGTGCCTCTGTATCCCAATCAGCTCTTGAATCTCTCCAACGACGGTATAATTCTTGGTTATGCTCTGCTCTCTGGTCTGTTTCTAATACCATTATTCTGGCTCATTTTCTAATCTTTGCAAGAGCACCTTACCAAGCAACCCGTGCAATTGAGGACTTATTGATTCAGGGTTAATTGCCCTTCTCTGTAATAAACTTCTTTGCCTTTTAGACAATGGTGTTTCCATACCAAAAGAAGCCATATAAGCAGGAGATAGTTTTGGCACCTGCTGCTTTGACATATACATTTCCCCGTTTTCCTGCCTCATTACATATTCATCAGGGGGCAATGGTGGAATTATACGCCTGTCATCCGACATACCCATTAAACTATCCCTAGCATCTGAATCAATACGCTGTCCTTTACCGACACCTAATGATTTTAACATCTGCAGAGCCATACGTTTTTTATCTTCAGCGATGTTCATCTCTTCACCAGTGAATGGGTTTACTTGTCGTCCAAAATCTGCCTCGCTTGGCTCATATGGTGGTCCTTGATAAACCTGTCCACCCTCTTGGTAATTATTACCAGATTTAGGTGATTTAAAACCAATTTCTTTTTTTAGAGATTGCTTATCTATGTTTTTATATGATTGATATTCATCATAACCCAGTATAGTCTCCATACCAACCCATCCTTTATCTGGAGTATAGAACATCATACGCATAGGCGCATTCATCATTGTTGAATCATCCATATCTGGGTTTCCACTAACCCATTCACCGTCAATTAAATATTTAGGGTGGTGAGGATATTTACCCATCGCTGAAAAAACTGGCTCAAGTGGACTGCCTTTGGGTATCTTATCCTTGTCACTACCATGCATCTCCATTAATTGTAGTTCTAATAATAGTTGGTCGAGAGTTTTTTTAGGTTTTTTTCCATTTTCTACCTGTCCACCGCCTTGATAACCACCCATTCCTTTTAATAGCTCAACTATATTACTGGGTTGTTCACTCCTTCGTTGAATCGCTTCTTGAGCTCCAACCATCCGTGGGTCGGTTTTTAAGGATTGATATCTCTCATCGAACAACTCCTGTTGTCCTTCAAAAGGCCCAAAGTCTTTTTCTCTATAGCCTAGTGATAAACCATAACCTCCACCTTCCGACGGTGTGCTTACAGATGCACTATA